CTGAAAAAAAGGGGTTATACTCTCTTTAGTAAATGAAAAATTGTAGTATGATACAATTTCCACTTTGTTAATGTGTGTTTGAAAAAAATGTGTGTATAGTTTGTGTGTTTTCTTTTTTTCTAAGCAGGGCATTAACCAGTTCTTTGTTTTCATTACTGGAGTATAACTCCTTTTTTTTTATATTATATGAAACCTTTTTCTCTCTCTTTTTTTGTAGTATTTCATGAATTTACTCAATTCGTTGTATATACATACATTGTGTTTCATGTATGTACAATTACTAATTTTTTCTTCATAATATATAAACAGTATTAAGACACTGCCCCATCAGTCAGACACAGACAGAGAGACTGAGAGAGTATATGAAAAAAAGAGTATAACGAAACAAAAAAAAAAATAAACCAAAAAAAAAAAGGGTTGACTACAATAAGTAATCAACCAGTCTTGCGTAACACATATTCATCAACAATTTCCTGCAAACGTTGCAGTTTCAAATCACGCTCTGACTCCATTTCTCTTAACCGTTCTAATTCTAGTTTTTCTTCACTGTTAATATCATGATAAGAAACATCACTCATAATAGTAACACAATTCAAAGCATTTAAGTATCGACGCTTCAACTGCTCCGGACTAGGATTGAAATAAGCACTATGAGTACCATTCACTGTACGCCCTTCCCAGAAATCAATTACTAACTCTGATACTCCTTCTGATAACATGTTTGTAGCAAAGAATTTACGCAAACCATGACTGTGGAAAAATCTGTGTGTATTCTTAACCCATCCAAAATTACATTTATCGTTTAATCTTTCAAAAATAATAGCTAATGTATGTGATAGCATTCCGAATAGTTTTTCATCATTGGTTATTGGTCTTTGAAGTAATAATTCTTTTAAATAGATTATTATTGCTTTAACGCTTTCAGGACTGCTAAAAGTGAAATATGGAACTCCTGTTTTGATTCTTGTAATGTGCCAAACCGGAATAATATCTTCACGATTTTGTAGTGCAGTTATAACATGCTCAATTCGAGTTTCATTATGATACTCACTTGTAGCCTCAATAAAATCTTGGATTGTTAAGTTACAGGTTTCTCCTGCCCCCGTCCCACTGCTACACATAAATAGTATGATTGCTTTGTGTTTGTTATTTGTACAAGTGTTTAGTGCTGTGATTATATCTTCTTTTTGTATGATTTCTTTGTAGGATTGTTTTCTTGTTTTGTTATGTGGAATTTTGGGGACTGTTATATCAAATGTAGCGTATACTGTTTTTATTGATGTAATGTAACTGTTTATTGTACTGTTGTTATAATTATTGTCTTGCAAGTATTTTTTGAAAAGTAAGATTCTTTTTTTTAGTTTTGTCTTTGATAGCCTTACATGATTTTCTTCTTCTGCGTCTGCTTCTTCAATTAATTCTGTAAGAGTCTTATTGTGTAGTTTAACATAGACTAAAAGACAAGCAACATATCGTTGAATGGTTGATTCTTTTAAATTTCGGGCCATACAGAATTCTTGGAAAAACAAATCGTTTTGTATTTCTTTTCGTGTTATTTTCTTTTTTTGTGTGTTTGTGTTTTGTGTGTTCATACTACTATGTATGTGAAAACATAGTATAAAAGTTTACAAAATTACTAGATTTTTCCTATGTAAATTTCATAGTTTTGTAGACTTTAGCTCCGTTTGGATATACTTTTCACTTCAAAAGTATTACTCAATTCATAAAAAAAATGTGGATCCAACCAGGAACAATTCCATATGGATCCAAAAAAAAATGTGAAATATTACTGTGCGAAGTAACCATCACTTCTTTTGATTAATTTTTTTTCGTCGGGTATGTTGAATGCGTTTCGTATTCTGTTGATTTCTATTTGTAGTTCGAAGTTGTTTGTTTGTTTTTGTATTTTTTGTAATTCTTGTAGGTGTTGTTTCATGTGTATTCCTTTTTTGAGGTCGTGTATTATTTCATCAAGTTCTTCATGTAATGTATTGTTTTGCTTGTATGTTTCTTTGATATTTTTTGATAGGTATTCTAGGTTTGTGAAATTGTAGTCATTCATAGTGTATCAACTCCTTTATTTTCTTGTTAGTATTGCAATACTTTTTTGACTTATCCCTACAATATAACTGTTGAATGTTTGGAAGCTACGTGTTTCAATATATCCACAGTATGATATGCTACTGCATTTGTTGCCCAGGCTATTTAATACTTTCACAGTATTATTGTTGGTGTTGATTTCTTGTATTACTTCATAGTGTCCAAACTTGTTCCTGTAGAGATTATGTATGATAGCATCCTTGTTTGGTTGACTGATTATTTCACCGAGACGTTTCCATCGTTCATTACTAGTTTTTCCAAAGTCACTAAAGTTAAACCATTCGATTGTGATGTTTGTTCCTTCTTTTTGGTTGACTTTGCGTAGTGCTGTTTCTATTCCATAGTGGCTTGTTCCGGCGTGTGTTGTTCCTGCCCATCCTGCTAGTACTTGTTCATTGTAGTTATCGATTCCGAATTTGGCTAGTACTTGTCTGAGGCAGTGCACTCCACAATAGTAGCCGGTACATTGCCCTAATTTGTTACAACCTGCTCCGGTCCAGTGTGGTCCACTGTGATAGATTCCAGTAGTGCTGGTTTGTATTTTTTTGCATGTGACTGGCCCGAATATTCCATCACTTAGTAAGCTGTTTGCTTTTTGGTATTTTTTCACGGCTTCTACGGTTAGGTTTCCGTAGTCGCCGTCGAGTTTTCCTGTGTAGTATCCCTTCTGTTGTAGTAGTGTTTGTGCTTCCTTGACGGTGTTTCCAGTACTTCCTTTTTTTAGGTTTGTGTTGTTACAATCCATTATGCTGTTCCTCCATTTCCTTTTTATAATACTTTAGTGAGTATGTTGAAGAATAGTGTTATTATTGTTCCGATTAGTGCGATTCCGATTCCTGTTGTGATTTGTTTATATGTATCGAGTCGGCGTTCTAGGTTTTCTATTTGTTTTGCGTGGCCTGTTGTTGTCTTTTCTAATGCGTCTATATTTGGCATCTTTTGTTCCACGCTTTTGATTCTTGTATTGAGTTCGGCTAACGTTTGATTTTGTGTACTGTTGCCTTCCTGTAATTGTTGTAGTATTTTGAGTAGTTCATTGTAATTTTCTTTCTGGTCGTGTTCTAGTTTTTCTTGTCCTTTTCTGAGGTTTTGTTCTAGTTGTGTGAGTCGGTAGTCGAGGAATCGGTAGTCCTCAGCAGGAGTGTTATTGTTTTTTGTTTTTTCATTGCACATCATTTTCTCCGATTGTGTGTTGTTCGATTATTTCTTCTTGTTTTTCAGTCATGTTCTTTGTATTCAAGAAAGTTAGGAGTCCACCTATAATTGTAGTTACTGCTCCGAATAATAATGTGACAGCAACTGTATTCTCTGGAAACATACAAGTAACAAGTATTGTACCAATTAATGCTATACATCCGAGAATTCCTACTTCTTTGATTATTAATTCTTGCATGTGTTCATTCATGGCTTGTCTCCTTTTATTTCGTGTATCATGTAGGTTTTACTGTTTAGTAATTCACCGTATGGTAGTTTGTTGTCTTGTCTTGCTCCGGTGATGTCTACATTTATCCATCCTTGTTTGTCTTGTATTTGTAGCCATGAACGGTAGCTGGTTTGTTCGTCTTGGTCTATGATTCTTCCTTCTACTATTCTTGTTGTGGCTTTGTATTCTTTTTCTGCTGTTTTCTTGAATTGTTGTATTATTTCCTTGTTTGTTTTGTTATTGTTTGGTAGTTTGGTGTATGCTTTGTATAGTGTTTTGATTCCGTTTATCGTTGTACCAGTTTGTTTTTCTAGTGTTGTTATTGTTTTGCTTTTCTGTTTTTCTTGTTTTGTTTTTCTTGTTTTCTTTTCATTTTTAACTTCTTTTACATCTTCTTTTTTTGTTTCTTCTTTTTTATTTGTCATAAATGGTATTCCTCCTTTTTTTTGTTTTTTTTTTTATCTTATTCTTGTTGTGTAACCGTCATAGTTTTCAAGTACAAACTACCATTACCAGTCTTGTTGACTTTAAGGTATAGTGTTTCGGTGTTGTTGATTGTGAATGTCTTTGTTTCTGTGCCATGCTTGTATGTGTAGGTTGTACCTTCTCGTTTCATTGTGATTGTTTCATCAACATTGACAGTAGGGAATATAGTGTTTACACTGACGTTGTTGACAGTGTTGTTGATGTTTGCCATTAGTACTTCTGTTCCACTAATGTTTGAGAGTCCGAAACTTCCACTTCCACCTGTAGCATCGTTACCCATGAGTAATGTTATCTCGAAATCACCATTGAGTGGTATTCCACTGTACAGTGCCGGCGTCCTCTGATAATAAGTCCATGCTATGCCATTATTAATGATTGCATTGGTAAGCGTTGACGTCCAAGGATTATCCGTACCAAGACCATACTCGGTAGTTGTTACTGGTGGTGTTGGTGGAACCGGAACATCCCCACTAAGATAAGCACGTGGAAATCCTTGGAAATGGAAATTGTTTTCTTCTGCGTATACTCCTAATGTGAAATCGTCTGTAAAATTCCATGTTCTAAGTATGGTGAGGTCATTCAAAGCACAAACACTATCAGGAGTCACATATAATCGTGTTACCATTTGTTCATTTATTATGAAAGGACATTTGTACTCTTCTGTTTCATCGACATAAAAAATAATACCCTCACTGTCCGTAACATTACCTATTGGGGTGGGGATACTTACGAAGTATTGTCTTTCGCGTGGGCACCAAATGTTTCCGAGTATTGAATCACAACCAACATCACAATAATCATAACGTACCTCTCTTCGGAGAGGTGTTCCACGGTCAATAACCTCTATATCTCTTATAACACGTTCTTCGGCAGCTTGGTGGGAATAGTCCCGTGTTTGAGGTACATATGAAGTATCCAAAGGATATATCCAAATCACGTTCTCATAATCGGAGGTGAATGTATCCAGACATATTAATATTTCTCCGTTGGTGTTTGTAGTTACAGTTCCATGTAGTGTGTTTCGTGTATCAAAAGTCATGTCACTGATAGGATTATCATACATGTCAGTAACAACAACAAAATCCCAACCGGAAGAATAAATGATACATTTTTTGATTTTGTATAATGTTTGAGTTTTTAGAACATATGCTTCACGACTTACAGGTATGAACTTTCCAAGGTAAGGGTCTGCACTCAATTCTTGTCCAAGTGGAGGTTCATCTATATTCACTGCAAAACGTGTATTCTTATCAAGAATATATAAAAAATTTCCTTGTTGTATTTCATATTTTTCATACTCATGAGATATCTCCAAATCAACATTATAAATGAGGTATATGTACAGTTTACACAAATCCATAGTCTGATAATGACTAATCAAATACAATAAACGTTGCAAGTAATAATAATCATCTTCAGTACAACTCTGAACTACTCCTTCAATGTCCTCTTTACCAAAAAAGGCAGGAATACTATCAGCACCATCAACACTGTTATAACTATTATAAGTACGTCGCTCTAAGCCAAACAATGCTCCAACACGATCTAAATTCTCGTCATGGTCAAATACAGTTTCATCATGTACATCATTCTCAGGATATCCTTTACTGTACACATTATCTGCGTAAGTGTATACATCCACACGTAGCACGGGATTATTACAGAATGATTCACTAGTCACAATTTCATCAAGAATAATGTCTTCATACTCCATGACTGCATCAGAATACGGAAAAGAAACAAGCAGTTCATTATCAATTTCAATATGCTCAATAAATTCATCAACACTAACATGCAAACAATAAGTAATGTGAATATTATCCCCATCTTCAACACATACTCTTTCAATAAGAAGTGGGGGTGAAAGTTTATTCCAATTTTGTAACCTTCGATTCTTATCCGCAATTATCTTGTCTTGTTTTTCAATGTTACCCGCATGATTCCGTATATTATCCCCATCAAGGTAATTAGGAAGGAAATCACTATACTTATAATCCATTTTATAGTACCTCCACATTCACAGTTGTAATGGATAATTTCTTGTTTTCACCGACCGGATAAATCAAGTTCACGTCCTCACCGTAGATGTTAGGGTCTGGTGAAGTAGCATTAATCGTGGGAACAATACCCAACACTTCAGGCACTTGTCCTAATAAGTATGCGACGAGTTTACTTGCAACAAAGTCTTCGCCAATACTCATTCCTTGTCGTGTTTGCCCACGGCGATTAAAACCACCTGAAACGAATGTTTGAGTCTGCGTGACAAGTAACTCCTTAATCTCCGAAGTAGTCAATGTTGTAATTTCATTATTCAAAACAATATCAAGTGTTATGCTTTCAATAGTTTCAGATTCAGGTAACGCCACATCAACCGGATAATCAGTTTCAAGCATACAATTACGTTGCACACCATCACGAATCTCCTCCAACAATGAAGGAAGACAATCACACACCACACGGACAGTACCCACACCATCATAACGAGGAATAATATTATAACTATCCAATCCACTTACATTTGATAAGTAATTGTCGAATGATGCTCTTGTTCCCTTTTCAAGGTTTAATATCCATGTTTTAACACGTTCACGGTAATCATCATCTTCTTCAATGTTGTTTCCACTTGTACTCGGATTTTCATTACTGGCTGTGATTAAAGGGAAACCCTCCACACCAATAACTGCGTCTGCTGGTAGTTTCTGAGTATAACCATAATTATCATTCTCAGCTACACCTTCTGCACTTGTTACACCAGCGTTAATACGGATTTCCTCAGTTGTACGATATACGATACCACGCAACTCCCACAAGTCCACGAGAATTAACTTTGTGCCCGCAGGTATCACAATGTCCTCTTCACCAGCACTAGGTATTTCAAAACGTACATCAACACGGCTAGGCTGAGCCATACCACGTGCAACATTTAATAAACGTCCATAGTTATCCAGTGCTTCCCCAGTAGCCTTGTTAATGTCAATATTATTGTATATTCGTTCTTGATTTTGTTCCATCTGAGCACAGATAAAAGAATGAGTTGCAAAATCAATCACATACTGATTAGCCGTCTGATTACCTGCAACAATTTCTTCAATGTCTTCATCAGTGAGTTGTAATCCTTTTTCTTTCGCATATATTAGCATTTCTTTTAATATTTCATTTTCCGTTCTAAACTGCAATAGTTGCGCCTCCATACCGTGTTATTATTTCTATTGTGATTTGTACATCATACATTTCAGCATGTAGACTTGTTATTGATGCACTTTCCACACCATCAACACTTCTTATTTCCATCAGCAATTGTTCTCTTATTAATTCATGATTAGCAGGTTTCTGAACATTATTAAGTGAATCAAACAACACACTACCTTTATCTTTGTAGATTTGTTGTACCATTTCACCTTTTCTGAGCAGTACCGTGTGAATAACAGCATTCACAACTTGTTGAATACCACGAACGGGTGTTAAGTTGTTACTGCCAATCTGCCAATCATATGTGTCACCTTTTCTTACTAGTTTTATATCTTCCAATGTTACTTCACCTCCACGCCATTTCTGACTAAGTGTTCTGATTTCAGTTGAATGAAATTGGTGTTGATCCGTACTTCATTTTCACCAACACGACACCATAATTCAAATTCATCAGTAGCACCAGTAAAACCAAGACAAACACTAATTTCGCCAAGTGTAAGCGCCAACACGCTCACTGGCAATTGTAATGTCATCACACCATTCTTGTCCGGTTGTGCAGTACATTTCCAGTACAAACTAGGGATTGGTGACACTAATCGTATCTTACTACCATCTCCACTGTACAAATACTTTGTATCTGCTTTTATCACAGTTTTTTCATCAATAGATAATACAACTTGATTTTCAGTATTACCACTGCTTGTAGAAGCACCATAAACCACACTACCATTATTAAGAGTCTTACTAACACCCTCCAGTGCTTCTCTGAGCATGTGGTCCGTTAAAGTAGGCATATCCTATCACCCCTTAGTTATAATAATAATCGCAGCACTACTAATACCACGAATCCAACTAGCCAACGTACTATAAGAACGTTCCTCAAGACTACCACAATAAGCAGGACTATTACACTTACTACCAAGACTATTAAGACAAGTAACCACGCTACGATTAGTATCAACCTTCTGAGGCACCTCATAATGACCCCAAGTATTCTTATACATCTGATGAATAATAATAGCCTTATTCTGCTGAGAAATAATCTCTCCCATAGCCTTAAACCGTTCAGCATCGCTACTACCCATACCACTGAAACTGCGTTGTTCCCATGATAAACTAATACCTTTCTGACTAGCAGCCTTATTCATAGCAGCACGAATACCCTCCGGACCAGTACCAGATGTAGTAGTACCTGCCCATCCAGCTAGTGTACTCTCATGAATATCCACACCAAACTTGTACAAGCACTGCATAAGACTATGCGGTCCACAATTGTAACCATTGATTTGTCCAAGATTATTTCCCCCAGTAGTAGTCTTATGAGGACCACTGAAGTACACACCATCCTTCAATCCACTTTCACCAGTACTACCAGTACTAGCAGTACTAACAGTTTTCTGTTCTAAGTAGCGACTAACACACATTGGTGCAAGTGTAAGACTCATATACGGATTACCATCAATAGTAGCCTTAGTAATGAAGTACATTTCATTCTCAATACCCAAAGTAGGCATATTCAAACGAATCCAACAACCACTCTGATAATAAGGACTAATAAGACATTTCAAATCAATAGTATGCCCATAGCCACGCTTATTCAACTGGAAGGCATGTTGAACGGTAACTTCCCCAATATCTTTGCCCTCGACAGTACCAAAACGCTGAACCAACTTGTTATCAACAATAGTAGTATTCCCACGTTTCAGTGTATTCGGAACATTACTATCATAATCCGTATAAGTAACACTATTATGGATAATAGCTGTTTCATCAAGTACTGCGAAGTCTGTTATATCAGTCATCTGCACTTTGAAAGTATCACCATCAAGACCATACTGAATACCATATTTGTCCCAGTCATTCGTGACTTCTTTGATTTTGTCTAGTGCTGTTGTTCCGGCTTGTTGAGTAGTACCAGTACTAGCACTAGTATCCCCTTTACCATCAGTACCACCATTAATATTGCTTAGGAACATTGTTGCAAGTTCTTCAGCACTTTTACCATGGCTCCACCCCACCAGGGCGTCTTTATGCATGTTATAAATCGATGGTAACGTTTTCCCATAGTAAGGAGAAATATGTGATTCAGGACTGAAGTGATCATCAGGACTTCTTTTAGCAGGCCATGTTTCTGGATTATACTTAGTCCAACCTTTCGTGTATATGGGGATACATGCTTTCTTCGCATAGTAAAAACCTAGTGTAACACCTCTTTTGAAGTCAATGAGTGTACCAAGACACATTCCACCAGCAATTTGTACCATCAAATCACAAGTATTAGCTTTCTGTTTCATTACGCCTTGTATCTTGTTCGGTCCAACACCGAACGTGCGAACATCATGTCCTGCTGCTCTGACTTTTTCTGCGAATGTTTCTAGTACTTGTTTGTCACTGCTGTATCCCCAGATGTTGTCGATTGCTACGTTGATTTTCATCCTCGTACACCTCCACCACACGGAGAGTCACGTTTCCATTCATACGTGTTCAAGTGAACAAAGGTTCCGCTTGTCTCTGATAGTTCAACGTTGAAGTCCTGTGGGAAATCATAGTATACTTCACCATCAAATACGTACTGGTCACCATAGGTTACTGCGTATCCGTTGTTGTCTAGGTATATGTTTTGTCCTATGCATTCGAATTGCCATATGCCAGTTTCTACTTCGGTACGGTTTTGTATTACTGTTTCGTAGTCTTGTATTCCACGCCAGTAAACACTATGATAATGATATAATGGACATTTAAGGAATTCTATGAGTTCTTCTTCTGTTACATCACCATCTATGGTTATTTCTTCTTCGTCTGCCAATTCTAGTTCACCTCATTACTTGTTTGTTACTACCTTGTTATCCGTACTCATAATTACACCATTATACGTGAGTGTTGTCTTCGTTTCACTGTCAATTACACGCAACATACGTGTCATCTGCTTGTACTCTGGTGGATTAATCCATTGACCATTCTCTTTCAATTGAATTGTACGATGTGTACCACTTCTGCTGTAACTACTATGATAATGCATTACTTGCACACCAACCTTTGTAAACTTACTGAACATGTAATACAAACAAGCACTTGCACCGTAGCAATCAAAACTACGTGTACCATTCTTGTAAGCATTATAAGCTGTTTGTGGGTCGCTTGTACTGAATCCACCATAACCCCACTTTTTAGCGATTTCAAATATTTCTGCACGTGTCATACTTCCATCTCCTGTTCCTCCACTATCCGTGGTACTTGTTGTTCCATCTGTTTTGGTTTCTTGTACTTTCATTGTGTAGTCATCGTCTTTGAGTCCTGCTGTGTTTACTTCTGCTTTGAGTCCTACTTTTTCACATATTTTCTTAATATGTTCGCTTTTCTTTGCAGTTCCATTGTATTCGATTTGTTCGTTTAGGAAGCTACTGTAACTTGTCACGTTGACTGTTAATGCTAGGTATGTGTCTTTCTGAGCGATTTTAATATCACTGATATATCCTTTATGGCAATAGTATTCTTTGTCGTTTTTGTAGCAGTGTATTTCGATTTTTTGGAATCGTCGCATAGCATTGAGCTTATCCACACTGTATGGTGTTTCAAAGCTTCCATCATACGATAGTCCGTCGTTGTCTTGTGTTATGTTGATTGTGTTTATATCATTGAATTCAATTTCTTTAAGGTTTTCTGCACTTGCTTTGTCTTTATGGTCTTCACTGTTCTCTGATGTGCTTGTTTCAGTTGTTTCTCCTTCTTTAGATTCTGTGGCAGTAGTTGTAGTGGTGGGTTGTGTTACTTTCTGTGCTATTTCCTTCAGTGTCTTAATTTTATACGATAAGCGTTGTGTAGTGGGATTTTTAAGGTCTTCATAGATTTTTCCAGTGATTTTAAGTTCATCTTTCTTTTTCTTTTCTTCATACTTCTTATTCAAGTCAGGACATGTCTTTGGTCCAAACCAACCATCAGGGTCATGATTAGTTGCTTTCTGAAAAGCTTTCACTGCTTCTGTTGTGTAAGGTCCAAATTCACCGTCTACTTGTCGTGTATAGTAGCCTAATTCTTTTAGTAGTGTTTGAAGCTTTACTACGTTGGTAATATCTGTACTGCCTTCTTTCAAACTTATTTCATTACAATTCAGTTTGAGATTCGTGAGGTCTATTGTGCTTATTACCTTCTTAGCATCTTCACGTGCCTTTGTCACTTCATTTAACTTCTTACAAGTAATAGGACCAGCCCAACCATCAACGGCTAAACTGTATTGTTTCTGAAAAGATTTAACGGCTTGTTCGGTATAATAACCGAAGTCACCGTCAATACTACGAGTGTAATAACCAAGGTCTTTAAGTAGAGTCTGAAGGTCTTTGACTTGTTCTTTGTTCTGAGTTTTTGCTGTGCTACGCCGTAAACTTGCATCATTACTCAATGTCATGGTTCCACCTCGATGAAGTGGAATGTGTATTCAAACCAGTCACCTTTATCATGTTTGTAAGTCATTTTGCTGATAACGTATTGTCCACTTATGAATCCTTTTATTGTGCTTGTTACTGTGACTACTTTTTGTAGCATTTTCTTGATCGTGTTTCTACTGTTGTCAAAGTATTTTCTGTGTATGTGTATTGTGACATCGTATTCTCTGAGTTGATTGTGTCCTTGATAGACCATCGTTTTCCCACTCATGAGCTCTAATGTTTTCCACTGTGGTTCCTTGAATCCGTTTGTTGGTGTCCATGTTTCTGCTATGAATCCTATTCCTTCAATGTAGAAGTTTGGTTCACTGTACCAGTAATCTTCAGGGTAACTGACTTGTTCCTTTTTTGGGTCAATTGCAAGTGGGTCTACTTTGGGAGTGGTTACTACTGCTTCTTGTTTGGCTGCTTCTGCCTTTGTAGCATTAGCTTGTTTGGTTTTTAGTTCTTTGTATTTCTTGTTGAGGTCGGGGCAAGTTTTACTTGCCAGCCAACCATCATTATCATGTCCAGTGTCAGTTTGAAATGCTTTGAGTGCTTTTTCAGTATATTCACCAAATATTCCATCGACCTTTAAATTATAACCATCAATAGCAACGTAGTATCCTAGTTCTTTGAGCATTATCTGTAGTTTTTTAACATTTTCTACATCTTTACTGTTTTTTCTTAGGCTTATGGTTCCACAGTCAAATTGTAGTAATTCTCCTGCTGTTCCATCAGTTTTATTTTGACTAGTTACAGTTTTTGCTTTCTCATTCAGACTTTTGCAGGTAACGGGTCCAACTTTTCCATCAACCACGTTACCGGTGGCTCGTTGAAATGCTCGGACTGCACTGTCGGTGTATTGTCCGAAGTCACCATCTATCTTAAGGGTTCTACCGTTCACACTAGTGTAGTATCCTAGTGATTTGAGCATTGTTTGTAGTTCTGTTACTTGACTGCCTTTGCTTCCTTTTTCTAGCCATATTTTCTCACAGTTTAAGGTCATTGTTTAACACCTCGTGGATAAAGACCATCTAGTGCATTGTATAGTACTTGTCTGCTTTGTGCTTGTGTTAATTCTCCACATTCAAGTGTAATGTTATCAATATGGTACACGGTGGTATGGTCATCAGTGTTTACTGTCCTGTAATTGTTTGTTGTAGCATTACCGTTCACGAATGGATTATTAGCTATACGTGTACGTGCAATTTCACTATCCATACTAGTAGTTAATGCTTCACGAATATCCTCAACATTACTTAGAATGTCAAGTCTAGGAATGTTTAACTCAGTCAATGCACTTGTATCCACTTCTGGAATGCCTAGCCCAGTCATACTGTTACTCCATGCTCTGACTATACCAGCTCCTGCTTTACCACTGGCACGTGCAGCTTCAACTCCACCGTTTGCTATGTGTGGTGCAAGTGAAGCAAACTCTGCCTCCGTTGTACGTTGAATAATACCCGGACTGTTAATATGTAATGCGTTAAGGAAACTTGACACGATATTTGCAGCACCACTTGCAGCAGCACTTGCAGCACTAGCAAGAGCACTTGTAATCTTGCCTGGAATCTTACCAAATTCTTCTGCTACTTTTCCAGGTATGTCTTTTATTTTGTTTATTACTCCGTCGTAGATTTCTTTGGCTTTGCTTTTTGCGTTACTGGCTGCTGTTTGAAGTCCACTTCGTACACGGTTAGCCATGTTGGATATGATAGTCCATACACGTGATGGTAGGTTTATGAGTGCGTTTACTATTCCGTTGAGTATCTGTGTAGCACCAGCTACTGCTTGATTCAATGCCAATAGCCATGCATTCCACATGTACATCACCATTGACATGAAGATTGCCCATATCTTGTTTGGCAATGTTACAAAGACGAAAATAATACCATTCACAATATTTGTGAACATCATAGTCAACGTCATCCACAACTGCTGCAAAATAGGCTGTAACAATACACCAAGATTCATTAATGCGTTCATTATATTTGTTGGTATCTGTGAAAACCAGTTTACAATATCGGTTACAATACCACTTGCCCATGTGGTAAAGGCAGTCCATGCACCTTGCAATGCAGGTTGTACTACTTCAGCAACACGTGACAATATACTGAAAATCAACGTAGGAATCGGCAAGAATATTGCCATAATACCGGCTGTAAGTCCACCACCATCTGTAATACTATTACCCAAGTTTGTAAGTGCGTCTCCAATGATTTGTGGAAGATTACTTAATGTTTCACCAATAGTATTCAGTGCATCGGTAAACATTCCCCCTAATGTGTTACCTGCATCATTGAGTTTATCTCCAAGCGTTGTGAGCCAATTCCACAAATCTTGTATGCCCTGAATAACTGGTTGAAGTGCAGCTACTAATGCATCCCATGCTGCGATAAGTGTTCCTTTGATTGCATTTCCAATAGCATTTATTGTGTTTCTAACACCTTCATTTGTATTGTAAAGGTGCCATAATATTGCAACAAGTGCAACAACTGCAGCCACAACTAATATAATTGGATTTGCCATTAATGTTGCAGTGAATGCTTTGAATGCTGTTGTAGCAGCAGTAACAACAGTAGTCAATGCTGATTTAACTGCAGTATATGCAGTTGTAGCAGCAGTACTTATAGTTTCAGCAACACTAGATTCCACGATAGCAGTTTTCACAGCAACTAAGCCATCTTTCAATCGTGTGACCCCACTGATAACTGATTCTTTAATACCACTAATTTTTGAGCCAAGGTCCAGTCCACTTATTGCATCTTTTGCTGCATTGACTTTATCTTTCAAGCTAGACACACTTGAAAGAACATTGTCCGGAAGCTTTGGTATTGCTTTCAATCCATTTCCGATTCCACTAATCATCTTACCTGCTGTTTGAAGACCTGGTGCAAGCATTCCTAATGCTCCAATTACTGTTCCAACTGCACCACCCACAAGGACTAATCCTGCAATGAATTGTTGAACTGGTGGGCTTAATCCTGCGACAAATCCTGCAACTTGTGTAGCAATATCTGCAAGAACCGAAACGATTGGAAGTAATGCTTCACCAATGCTTGTTTTGAATTTCGCCATAGCGCCTTCAAGTTTATTCATTTTACCTTCAGTGGAATTAGCATACTGGTCTATAGCTCCTTTGTTTTGATTGTACAAGTCACTGAGTAATCTTTCTTTGTCTATTTGACCGTCAGCAGTTTTATAATCTTCCAGTCTAAGTCCAGTAAGCTTTTTGAGTTGCCGACCATTACCCATCAATGCTGCATTAATAGCACTTGCAGCTTCTGATTGTGTTATACCTGCACGTGCAGCCACACCACCGGCAGCATACAAAGCAGATTCTAATTGATTTGCAGATACTCCTGCTTGAAGAAATGTAAGACCAGCTTCACGTGTATCACCAACAGTACGACTCATCTCACCTGCAACTCGTTTCACACTTGCTTGTAAATCATCAGCGACTTCTTTTGATTGTCCACTTTGAGTTACAAGTGCTGTGAATCTTCCCCATTCTTGTCGTGCATTGATTGCACTTTGTACACATTGTTTTCCAAAATTCAGTGCTGCTGTTCCTGCAACTCCAAATGCAAGTGCTGATTCTGTACCGATAGCATTTTTGATTTTGTCACCAGCACCACTGATTTTGTTTCCAGCACTTACAATCCGGTTACTCATTGTATTTGTTGAAGGATTTAATTGGTTGTCTACGGTTTGTTTGGTTGATTTGATTTTCTTTTCGAGTTCTTGGAAGTTTTTGAGTGCTTCGTCCATTTCTGCTTGTACTTGTATTAATATGTCTTCTGAGCCTGCCATTGTGTCTTGTTCACCTCCGTAAAATTATTTCTTTTATTGTTTTAGTTTTTTCTGCTCTTCTTCTATTCGTTCATACTCCTTCTGCTCCAACCGGAACTTATGATTATAAAACATGATGAGTAAACGAATATCTGGTCTGAACTTATAACGAATCACATCATCCAATGGAATATTATGATTCTTACTAACCTCCACGTACACTTGAAGTGTATATGTTTTAGTTAGCGTCTCGAAAGGCTCGTTCTACATCAATGTCTCCAAGTCCGCTCATCTGTTGTACTCGTTGGAATAATAGTGCACGATAACCTATTTGCATACGATTGTACAATTCTTTCATGCTTTCGTATGTGCTGTCCTCGTTTAGTTTTGTTTGCATTGCAAGGAATTCACTCATTATTTCGCCTTGATTTTCTTTTGTGGCTTGTTCTACTTTTCTTTGTACGGCGTCGGCGATTATTTGTTCTTCGCGTGTTAGTGGCTCGTTTTGTTGTGTTTTGTTGTAAATGTTAAGTTCTTGTTCAGTTAAATCTTTGAACATACTTAGATTGTTTCCAATATCAAGGATTGCTTGACTATCCGTGATTGGTGATACCATTAGGTCTAATCTTACTTCAATATCACCGAGGGGATAGTAGAATGTGATTGTTTGTTCTCGTTGATAATTGTCCATCATTTCAAGGAATTGTTTTTCACTTTGAACTACTCGTATATTGTCTTGTACCGTTTCTATTGTACCGGTTGGGTCATGTTTTCTTAGTGCTGGTCTGTAGCGTTGTAATACTTCTGCAAGGTAGTCTATTTCTATCTGGGTTAATTGTTCATCGTTGATGAATCTTGTGAGTATTATTCGTTCGTCTCTGTTTATCTGGTCTAAGGGTATTTGTCTTGCTTCGTCTTTCCATTCGGTTTCCATTAATTCTTTTTCGAGTTGAGTTATTGGGTCTTGTTCAATTTCATTCATAAATATCTGTTCTCCATAATGAATTTGTTTAAAAAAAAAGTATGCAAGAACTAATACCAAAATTTCCTTTGGAGGTATGACTTTCTCAAAAAAAAATATAGTTTTAAATTTTTTTTCAAATCAATGATCCAAACATTTGGCTTCACCATTTTTGTAGGAGTGAAAAAAATATATCTTTTTGGCAATCTGTATGGATTACTGGAAAAAGCCATCGTAAGGGACTGACATAAAAAAAAATGAATTATCTAGCAGAAAAATTATTTTTTTGAGAAAAAAATCATGCTAGGAAAAAAAGGATTAATTCTTGCATTATCTAAATTATTATGACTGAAGTTACCAATTGCACAGAGTAAGGATAGAATAGGAGGAGAATATCATCAATTTATTTTACTGGTAAACGTGTTAAAGCTTTGATTTTCACATCAAAAGGCTCATTGTTTGTTCCACTAATTTCTTCAATGTAACAATCAACGAAATGAGTATCTTCTTTTGGTTTACCATCTGTTCCATAACAGTATGATGTAATATTCATCATTGTTGGGTTTTTAAATGTTTTAATCGCATCTTGTGCTTGATAATGAGTATCAAAAGATTTACGATGCACAGGGTCTACACCTTTGAAATCAATACTGTATTCGTGTTTTCCGAATGCGACTGCATATGGTTCTTTTGATTCAGAAGCTACGTATTCTTCTGAATCCATTTTATCAGTGAAGCCATATTCTTCCATTCTGATTTGTTGGTTTACATTATTATAAAATCTTACCATTACTTTTTCTTCTTGAAACTTTATCTTTGCTGGCATATCGTATCACCTTATATTGTTATTGTACTGTTGACCTCGATAGCAAGGATAGAACCTACTGTTTGAATATTACCAGTCACATTCAACACGTACGGATTACTTGCGTCTGGTGAAACAACAAGACTAGTTCCTGCTTCTATAACATCACCTTCACCAACATATGTTGCGATAATAGCATCAATATTGCTTTGAAGGAATAATCTTGCATTTTCAGATTCTTTGACTTTAATATACTGTTGACCTGCATCACGGACATCACCAAGTAACTCGTCAGCGATTGTTCTGCTTATAATAAGTCCATCTGCAGTATTAGCACTGAATCCAGTGTTTACTCCGGCTACGATACGGTATCCTATTGCACCTGCTACACGTTCTTCACGTATAGTGAGTACACCTGCATTAGCAAGACCAAGAAGTTGTGTATCAGTGAAGTTGTATGTAAGTGTGGATATACTTGCATTGAGTTGAGTGTATCCAATTTCATCATTGTATTCACGATGAATAATTTCTCCACCAATAGCACCAGCATAAGCCATATCTGGAACTATGAATGTTAATCTTCCACTTTGAGGGAATGTGGTGCTAGTAAACCAGTTGTACACTGTGGTTTCAGGTGCTACATTTTCTGCATTTTCAACAGCATCTTCAATGGTACCGAATGGTATGATGAATAATTGTCTGAATGCTCCAACTTCATAATTAGCATTTACACCAGCTACAAGTGCTGTTATTTTCTGTAATATTGTGTTTGAAGTTCCTGATTTGGTTTCTTCAAAGTAGAATACATCTCGTATCTCAGTGTGGCTTCCACAGTCTGTGAGTACTGATGTGAAAGCTGCTGAAGTATCTTGTTTGACACTGTACACGTAGAAGTTAGTGTATCCACGACTTGTGAATGCTTGTTCCATGAATGCTACAGTATTAGTTAATCCTTTGCCTTCTACTGCTGTTTTGAATGTTTCAAAATTTTCATAATAAGTTAATTTGTTATCTATATCGATTGCAGTGCTTGTTTGCACTACGAATAATGGTATACGTTCAGTTTCAACAGTTATTGTGTTTACTGTTTCAGTGAAGTATACACCCGGAAGTCTGTTTATTGTCACAGATAATTACCTCCAAAAAATAAATTCAATTTAATTTTTTTTTTAATGGAAATGTTTAGAATAGTATCATAATTGGGAGGAGAATAAAGAGAAGTGAATAAACTCATCATTCACTTTTTGAATTGCACATTAGCAACACTACGACCACCAACTTGAATATAATCTTCATACACTGCTTCACACTGGAAAATATTACGAAGCAATGGTGGAGTCTCACCAAGTTCATCCATACTGAATGGGGGCTCCACATTCACAGTACCCCAGAGTATATCATGTTTGCGAGTCAATGTCTGAAAACCATACAAATCCGTGTTAGGACATCTACGCTTACTAGTGCTACTATCAGAACTATAAGCAGGACATACAGTATTAATAGAAGCACATAAATGATTGATTTTATTGTAATTCGTACAGTAAGGATACATGCAGTTTTGTTCATCATAGAAGCATTGCATTATCTGTTGTGATATGTTCTCACGCTCCTCCTCAGTATTACACCAAAGGTTGATGTTGATACTACAGTCACGCACATATACAACCTGTTCCACTTCACTGATTAAACGGTCCACATGTTCAGTCACAATACTAGCCACATCCAACGTGATAACTGGAATTCGAGGAGCATTCATGAATTGTCGGCGAACTTCAACAACATGATTATCATAGGTTATGTTGCCTTGTAAGAGTTCAACAATGTATTGTTCAAATTTGTTCATTATGCTATGATCCTCCTTTATACATTTTCTTGAATGCTTTTGCTAGTTTCTTCTCTGGGCGATATGATTTGTATCCACCTTCAACGAAGTTTCTGGCTTCCATTTTGCTTGTACCGAAGTTTACATAGGTCCAGTACTTGGTACTGTTGAATATTTCGCCGATGCATGTGTCTCCTTGTATGGCTGTTTGATAATTCATTGAATCTCTTAGTCTTCCAGTTTTGACTGGTGTTTTTCTTTGTATTGCTTTGTTTAAGCCTATCATGGTTTCGGTCATGGCTTTTCGCATTGCATTACGCATTTTTGCATCATCTAGTTTCTTGTTGAGTGAGCTTCGTATGTCCATCTTTGTTTTTATTCCCATACACTTATGTCCTCCTTTCAAGTTTTAGATGTGCTTTTTGGTACTTGTGGAATTTGGTGTATCGTTTAATATTACCGATGATGTGATACACGTCTCCATTGAGTACTAGGTGGTCCGTGTCTTCAAGTGGTGTGTTGATGTCTGTGTATATCTTGTATAGGTTTTGTAATTCAACTCCGTATGCTTTTGCTACTTCATTGTTGTTTTCGTTTTGGAAATCTACCATGATATCATCAGAGTACACGTAGGTTTGTCTTGTTTCACCGTATACTCCTTTTCCACTTGTTGTGAGCTTGTATCGTTGCATAACCGTGTCTGGAAAATAAATCATTAAAAACACACACTCCTCTTACATATAGAACACTTGTGCTGAAGCGTACCTGTTTTTCAAGTCGGAAATATAACTATTGATTCTATCACCATAAGCACTGTTATTATAGGATATGCTTACATCTCCTTCGCTGATACTATTTACTATTCCACCATTTGCTTTTGATTCGTTTTCTTGAATCATGTATAATACAATCAAGTTCAAACAATCATCAAGTTCCGTATCTGGTATACCTGTCGTGTATATGACTTCTAGTTCGCCATGCACGTACGTTTCAAAATAAATCACACCCGCAGTTGAGATTTTTCTAGGATTTATTTGTGTGTCACCATGCAGGACCACAACACCATTAATGTTAATTGGTGAGTAGCGTGTCACATACATTTTACCATTAAATGTGTCATTGTATTCATCATGGGTTTTGTTTTCCAGTTCTGGTATGTTGATTAGTGTTTTTGCTTGACTGATTAGTGTTTGAAGGGTATTATTATCGTATTTTGCACTATCAATACCATTTGCTTCAAGTAATTGTTTTAAGCTGTTTATGTTCATAATAATACCTCCACGTTATTGTTAATGCGTTTATCCACCGTCAGAACCAGTACCCTCTGAGCCATCACCGACATTGGTGAGTATTCCTGATTTGAATGGTGCACTGTTCTGAGCTGTTACAAAGGAAGCCATTACACTTTTATCGACAAGGCTTGTTGTAGCCATTTCAAAGATGGATGGTCTCATTAAGTATTTCACGTCAATGGTACGGCTTTCAACTGCGAATAAAGTACCATCAGGCATGTTACTATCCACGATAATAGGAATAGTTGCACCGTTAGGACTTTCATATCCAATGCATCTGAAACCTGCTGTTACATCAACCATGTCGTTTAATCTTCTGTATGGTGCTACAAGTTTTTTGAGTTGTTTTGCAATGTTGAATGTGGTTATGATTCCGTCTGGTGCTCCACCTTTTTCATCGATGATTGTGTTAAGGAAATCATCAACCATGTCTTCGGTGAGGTTTTCTCCATCTGCATCTTCACTTGTTACTCCGTCCATAACGTTTTTGAAGTCATTGGATTGAGCTGTTCCAGTACCAGTTAATAATGTTGTATCAATAACATTTTCAATGTACAAGTAACTGTCCTCGATTTGCATTTGAAGTAAGTCTGCTTTGTTAGTACCCATTTTTGCCATTTTGGAAATTTCTATTGGTGATACTACTGTTTTCATTCTTGATACTACTTCTTGAATGTTTACTGCACCTGCATCTGGTACATCTGCTGTTTCTGCTATGAATGATGCACCGGTTTGGGCTGTTTTCTTATAGAATGATATTTCACTTGTATCTACATCTGCTGTTCTTCCTTTTGATTCAAGGAAGTTAAGGAATGGTGCGTTACTAAATGCTTGACCGATTATTGTATCGTTTGGTGTTACCTGCATACTGTCTGGTAAGTTTCCAGTTGCGATAACTGCTTTGTTGAGTGATTGTTCTAATTCGTATAATTCAGTATTCATTTTGAATAGCCTCCATTATTGTTTTTTATAATAATTTTGCTAAGTCTTCCGGACTGTAGCTTTTATTTTCAGATTCTTCTTCTTTTTTGTTTTTACCAGATTCATATTTGAATAACGGTTTTTTCTGTGATGGTTGGCTTTTGTTCATGGTTTCAACTGTGGATTTGACGATGCCTTCAATGAATGATTTGAGTTTTTCTTCATCTTCTTCTTCATCTTCTTCTCCGTTTTTACCACCTTCACCAGCTCCTTCACCACCAGTTGTTCCTTCGCCTCCAGTAGCTCCTTCGCCACCTTCGCCACCATTTCCTTCTTGACCTGATACGGATTCAAGTGCTTCTATTCTTTTGACCATTTCATCAATGGTGACCTGGAATTCATCTTTGATTTCGTTTCTTATTGTTTCAAGCATTTCTTCTTGTTTTTCTGCAAATGCTGTGTTGATTAATTCAATAATGTCTTCTTTTGTTATTTCTTCTGCCATAATCGTATCCTCCGATTTATGATTCATTTTTTTATCATTATTTGTTTCGTGTATTGTTTGTATGAAGTCAGCTAGACTTTTTGATACTGTTACAGTTCCCATAGTGTTTTGGTCGCATGGTATCGGTGTCAAACTGATTTCCACTAGTTCCCAGTCGATAATACTATCTAAATCAACTGAGTCTCGCACACAATTCCCACTTACACTCAAACCAAGCTTCACACCATTACCTAAGAGGTGTTTGATTTTGTCTTGATATTCTGGTAGTATGCTTGCTTTGATTTCCACTCCTTCGTCTAGTAATTGTGCACTTTCAATAGTACCAATAATACCATCAA